CTGATGCTTTAATGTTATCAGAGGCTGATACCTCACCCAGTTTTGGAACAATGGCTGATATTGGTAAGATAGCTTGTAATCCCGGAGCCAATACAGTTGACCTTGAATTTATGGTGGCAAGTACCTAATGGCTAGTTTTCAAACACAGGTTATGGGATTAACGGACTTGAGCATATCAAGTTCTGGAACTAACCCAACGGAAGCCCAATTAACTCAGTTTCTTACAGATGGGGCAAAGGAAGTAATTAATAATTTACCCATTAGGCTACTACCATTATGTTCAGCGGAAGTAGCGTTTACATCTGGAACTGCAAGTACATTAAACACTGGAAAGATATTAAATGTATTTAGAAACGATGGCGACATAAAGCAACCCTGTAGAAGAATAGCGGCGAGTGAGCAGGGAAGGGCTATGGATGATGAGGATATGAATCACGCAACGATTACAGACCCTGTGTATTACATAGATAATAATAGTTTGGATGTTATTCCAGATGGGGGTTCCTGTACTTATTCTGAGGTTGCGTATCCGGCAGTGGCTTATAGTGATGCCGCAGTTTCGGTTTTTCCAGATGAGGCCGAGTACCTTGTGGTTTTGTATAGTGCCGTTAAGTCATTACAGAATGTATTGGGCAGCAAGTCTACCAATTCCGCAATTGATACAGCCATAGATGCTGCAAACGTAGAATTAGATAAAATTGTTACCGATATTAATATCCCGGTAGCACCCGCAATAAGCACAGTTAGTTATACAGACGCTACAAACGCTGATGCCGCTCAGGCTCTCGTGACAACGGCAACCGCTTCTGTTATTAGTAAGGCGGACATAAGCGTAGATGTGCCTACATTCACAAAGCCAGCGGTCGCTTTAGACTTCGCTCAAGTAAGCACACACATC